AATGACATTTCGTTAGCCTGCCCTGCACGCTCGATAGCATCACTGCCCTGCCACTTGAGAATACTCAGTGCCACTACTGGAAGTAGGGTTGTAGAGTTCGTAGCAAAGAAGGGATTCAGCGGCATGGCAACAAGTGTGTTCCAGATGCACTTATTCAACTCCTCCCGAGAAACCTCGTCACCATCTGCGACATCATCAAAGACCTGGGTCACTTGAAACATCATCAGTAGCCACTCAATGGCAGAAGCAGGCATCTGGAAGTGCCCTTCCAGATGCTGCCTTAGTGATGTTAGACGTTCATCCACTAGGTGATTTCCCTTCCAGAAGCAGTAAACGTAAGCGCAGAAGCAGTACCTGCCAGTGTCGAGATGAACCCACCGGCCTCTAGTACCTGACCAACCAACTCAGGACACAGGTAAGTCTCTCCGGGCACAATCGAGCGAGTCTTGACCACCAGGTTCGAGTTGCCGGCAGAACCACCAGACACGATCAGGTTGACACTCAACGTGACGTTAGCCGTGTTCGTATTGGTCACAGTCGCCTTGTCGATAATCGTCTTGCAGTTTACAGCGGTGTACTGCGCAGTCTGAGAGTTCTCAAGCTGCTTGGGCGGGATGATGTTTTTGACTGTAACAGCCATGATTAGGAAATGTTGTCTGTGACCGTGAGAATCACTGAAGGGATGGCAGGGACTGGAGGAGTGGCTGCCGAGGCCAATATCTGGCAAGAGGTGTCATCTGTGCTCCAAGTCAACTCGAAGTAATCTCCGGCGTTGAGTGATAACACGAAATTCCACGCGGCAACTGTTTCTGCATTGTTGCCTTGAATACGAATCTGCGTTGCAGAGTCTGGAATGTCAATTCCATTCACCCTAACCCAGATAAAGATAAAACCAACTCCGCCCGATATTTTATCAAGTTGCGCAGAGAACTGAAAGTTGTATATGCCCTCCGTATCAACGTACACTCGGCTGTTTGGTGTCCCAGTGTAGACACCAAAAGACAGGTCCGTTGCGTTAAGCGTCATGGGATACGCCGTATTGATAGCAGCAGCAGTCTGGGTCTGCGTGCTGTGAAACACTCCATATCGTTTCCTGCGCACCTCGTTGATAACTGGAGGCACAATGTCAGGCTGCGCAGTCACCTGTACAACTGGCGGAGCAATATCCGAAACACTGCTGACTTCAACACTTCGAGGAGCCAGCGCAAGTAGTTCGACTGCGTTTGCCAACCTGTCTATAGCGGACAGTGCTTGAATGGCCTTAGAATCGGCATTCTGTGCGTTTATCGAGGCTTCCTCGATTAGAACCGTGTTCGAGTCCAATCCAGACGGGATTAGGTCGAACAGTTGCTCGAAAGCCCGGATCGCACGCTGTGACGGGAGGAACTGAGCCAGCTCGTTCCGAGTGATCTTGTATGGGCCGTCCATACTAAACAGCCAGAGGTTCGACTCTGGCCTCCAGTCGGGCCACAGTCAACTGAGCGTCACTTGTGCCTCGGAACTTCTGCGCTCTCCACTGGCGCATACGGCCCTGCTGTAACCAAGACAGTCTCTTGCCACGCGCGCCAGTCATGCCGGCCTTACAGACTCGTTCCTGTCCCCAGGTTAAGCCGTCTTCGGTGTATGAGGTCCAGATGCTTGGGTCAGTGCCAAAGATCGAGTTGCCAGTCAAAGCCACAAGTTCTAGTTCGTGAAACAGCAGTCCTCTGCTTTCGTTGTACAAGATGATGGTGGAAAACTGCCAGCCATTCAAAACGCCCCAGTGCGAAGATAGAGAGTCAGACAGGTAGCCAAATGCAGTGCTTGCTGGATCACCCACATTCCAGCGGTTGTACGCCCATACAAGGTTCTTCGCACGATACTGACTATTGCCAACAAGGCTGGTCGCAAGTGTAAACCAGACTGGTGCGCCGGCAGCAGTACTTGCCGCTGCGTCGAACACAAGAGTCTGGTTGGGCAGATGGATGTACAGGTGCCTATATCCCTTATCGACACGGGATTCTACGAGCACGGTGGACAACTCATCCTCTGTAAATTCGGTCAACAGTTGGTCAATCTCCCTAGTTGCAATTCGCTCTGCATTACTACCAGTGATGAGCCATACAGAAGGTGCTTCGTTCCGGGCGCCACCAATGAACGCGATCGACTCCATGAAGTTGCAACAGGCATGAGTGCCAATAACTCCACGTTGAACCTGGGCGCCTTCTACACGCTGGAACGGGAACAACTGCCCGCCTACGTTGTCAAAGACTTCGATAGTATGCCTGTTGAGCGCATAGACCTCGTTACGGACCTTCAGCAGTGCAACTACTGGGTCAGGATCAGCTTCAGCGGACCCATACTTAAGCGGGTTGACTGCAAACGGGTTGTTGAGTTCCGTCACAATCAAGAACTCTCCGTCTGTCGTCATAAAGTACCCGTCCACCCAGACGACATCAACGACAGTGCCGAGGTCAGGATCTGTGACCTGTTGCAGCCCTGTGCTTGTACGATACAGGAACAACTTGCCTCCTGATGCGATTGCTAGGTAGTCGAACGAGTAGTCAAACGCGACCTGTCCAGTGCCACCTACGTCCCCTATGACGGTCACCACATTCGTACTAGAGATCGACACCAGCTTGGTGCCCATCACGCGGTAAAGAAGCCCGTTCCACTCGATGGCGCCACGGTCAACGCCGGGGCCGGTGCCAAGGCCTATGATTCCATCTGCTGGTCGAATGTAAGCCTCAGAGATCCCTGACTTCATAATGACAGGGATCATGTTGCGCGGGTACTCCACGCGGAAGTCCCCAGCGGTGTCAGTGTAGATGCCGTTGAGGATCGGGATTTGCATTACTTCTTCTTTGCAGTCTTGGCAGAAGCCTTGAATGCGGCAGCAGTGGGCGCACCTTTAGACCCTGGCTTGCGCATCCGCTCCTTCGAGCCGGCTTCGATGCGTTCGCGTTTCTGATGAATGTTCTTGTAGAGTCCGTCTTTCATTTGCAGTTCCAGCGTTTGAGGCTTGCGGCCTTGCGTGTTGGCCGGCCCTTCTCATCCTTCATAGGACCTGGCATTCCAGACATCCTCGCACAGAAAGACTTCTTGCGTCCAGCATCAGCCTTCGTCTTGGGATTGGGAGCGGGCGCCTTCAGGTTCGAGCCAGTCTCACGGTTATACTTGGCGCGTCCCTTAGCAGTTAGCCCTGCGCCTTTTGATACAGGCAGTTTCTCGCCTTTCTTTACAGAGAGATTGACTTGTTTCTTGCTCATTGTGGGTGAACTTGTTGTTCGAGAGCTGAAATGCGTTGAGCCAAAGCGTCAAGCTGGGCGGATAGCCCGGTTACTTGGCCTACTCCATGACTGTGCGTTGCAGGAGCAAAGTCTGCTGCGTTGGAGGTGATGATGTCGCCACAGCCAAGCAGATCGAGAGGAGTGTGCTGATGGTCGATCATTGCTGCACCAATGGAAAGAGGAGTGATGGCATCAGGCTGACCAGCGGCGTGACTGCCTGCGTGAGGTGCTGCAATCGCTAGGATTTTGCGGACAAGACCTGTCTTGAGCTTGGTCCACAGAGAGCCATTCGATGGGTCAATGGCTAGTTCTCTAACGGCTACGTCTGACGGACTTGGGGCAGATCCGTCGTTTACTTTGTTATTCAACAGAATAGTTGGCATTTCTTTCATGTAGCATTAACTCAAAACAAATCAAGCCGCCGGATTGGACAGCGGCTTGAAGTGAGTGAGTTTTACTGAGGGTTCGCCGCGTCGTAGGCGGCCTGCGCCTCAGCCTGCGATGGGTAGCTCATTGGACCGTAATACCAGACACCATTAAACTGACCTGGGCCTAAGTACTGATTCACGCCAACATTTGCGCCAGTCCAAGCGGAAAGCAATGAGTTGTGATAATTTTGTTCAGCAACTTCAGCTTCAGCCTGAGAAGGATACACAGTCGAGTTGTACGCCCAAGTGCCGTTATAGAAGCCTTGGACGGTGTACTGATTTACGCCAACGTTGGCTGATAGCCATGCCTGATAAGCGGCTTGGTTTGCCATTGCTTGAGCAGCCGAGTAGGCTTCCTGCGCATTAGACTCAGATTGATGCTCAGTCTGATTGTGCGCCCACTGACCATACTTGTAGCCGGGCACTGTGTACTGATTCACGCCAACATTTGCAGCCAACCATGCTGCATATAAAGCCGCTTCAGCAGCTTCAGCATCAGCTTGCGAAGCATACTCAGTCTGGTTGTATGCCCATTGGCTATTCTTGTATCCAGCACCAGTGTACTGACCCACTCCAGAGTTTGCAGCCAGCCATGTTGCAAATGGCCCAGCAAAAGTAATAGAACCGCTTACAGTTCCATTATTAACTGCTGTTCCCTCTGCAAACGTAGCGTTCCCGGTGACAGTTGCGCCCGCCTTGTTCTCAGCGTTGCCTTCAAACACAGCATTGCCAGTCACAGTCCCGCTGTTTGCGGCCCCGTCTTGAAATGTGACGTTTCCAGTAACGGTGCCAAAGTTTTCTGAGCCGGCGCCAAAAGTGGCATCACAAGCAATTGAGATAGATGGATTCATAATAAAAAAGAGAGCAGGGATGGCCGGTGTTTAGCCAGCCATCCCCGCAGTTGTGTTAGCGATTAAACGCCACGCCATTGAGCGTGACGATACCTGTTGTGCCGCTAACGGAACAGGTCAAGTTAGCCGAAGGATTCGCCACCGAAATCAACGTCAGGTCATTCGACCCAATGTTGATGCTCTGAGGCTGTGTCCAAGTGTCCAGGTCGGCAGACCCGGAGCTTAGTAGCGTCACAGCAGTGGTTCCGTCTGGAAGCTGCGTTGCTGCCTGAGTCCGGGCACTGTCCCCAGACCAGTTAGCAAGCGTGCCCCAGTCGTTTCCAGAGCTGGCGTAGAAGTAGGCCCCGATCACGGGAGTGGTGTTGCCTCCACCACCCCCGCCATTAAAACCCGAGAACGTGCCTCCGTCCAAGGTGCTGTTCTCAGTGAGAATCACACCCGAATCGGTAGGAACGGAACCAGCACCGATCAGGCCGCCGGTGATCGCGACGTTGTTTGCATCCTGTGCAGACATCGTGCCCAAGCCAGCGATCGCATCTTCTGCGTCGGTGAGGCGGGAGTCGAGGTTCTGACCTTCGAGGGTCGTAACCCGGCCACTTACTCCATCGAGGCTGGACTGAAGCGTGCCAGAAGCTGAACTAACAGCGTTCGAGACCTTCGTGTCTACTTCTGCGGACGAATCAACGCCCAGGTTCGAGCGAGAAGCGGCAGCGTCAGCGAGGTCGCTGAGGTTTGCGGACTTCTTAACCGAAGCGTCGGCGCCAGCCTGCGCGGTTGCAGCAGCCGAAACTGCGCTGTCCGCAGTGGCCTGTGCAGCGTCAGCAGCAGACTGTGCTGCGGCTGCGTCGAGGACGGCCTGATCGGCAGTGCTTTGGGCAGCGTCGGCTGCACTCTGGGCAGCTACAACGTCTGTCTCAAGAGCGTCAATTTCGCCTTCAGCAGTCGAAAGACGGGAATCGAGGTTCTGACCTTCCAGCGTAGTGACGCGGGAAGAAACGCCAGAGATGCTTTCCGCGAGGGCAGTTGCAACGTCCGAGCCAGCGGCCAGAGCGTCAGCAATTTCCTTCAGGGTATCGAGCGTCGCAGGACTCCCATTGATCAGGGCTGCGATGGCGGCGTCGGTGTAGGCGTCGGAAGCACTTTTGGAGGTGCTGATCTTGCCGTCAACTTCTGCGCTGCTATCAACGCTGAGGTTGGTCCGGGCAGCGGAAACGCTCGCCAGATCGCTCAGGTTGGAAGCGATCTTTAAAGAAGCGTCTGCACCAGACTGAGCAGCAGCGGCTGCGCTCGTCAGAGTGTCAAGGGCACCCTGAAGGCCGGTGACATCGGAGATCGTGTGGCTGTGTACCGCACGAGCAAAAGCGGACGCGCTCTCGAAGCTGAGAATCGTACCGTCATTCTTTTTGATGAACAGCTTGCCATCGGCAGTGTTAATCGCGATTTGGCGCAGAGGCAACTCTGCGGACGTTGGGACAACGCCAGAAGTGGCGCTATACTTAAGTAGGAACTGGTTAGCCATATTGGTTTTTGTTTACTGCGTTTTTCCGGGGGAAATCAGAATGTCGTCAGCGCAATGCGCTTCCAGACGTTTGTTGCGGAACAGATATACAACCAGTTGTTGGTGTTATCCACGGCAATCTGGCCCACAAGGCCAGCAGAAGTTGAAGTGGCCGGAATGGCAACGTGCGTCGTGTTGGTCGTGCGAACTCCTGCTGCCGTGGTCA